AAGAGAACGATGAGACTATGACCAAGCTTGATTGGCTGGTTGAGTTCAAGTTCATCCCTTGGCGTGGTGCTTATGCTATTGGCTTGCCTCACCTTATTGGTGGGCTTTCGGCTGCCCTGACTGGTGCATTGCGGGCGCTGATGGATTCTGCCCACATCAACAATGCGGCAACTATGCTCAAGCTTAAGGGAGCGAAGATCTCTGGTCAGTCACAGCAGGTTGAGGTTACGCAGATTGCGGAGATTGAGGGAGCGCCCGGCGTGGATGACATCAAGAAGATTGCCATGCCCATGCCATTCAATCCCCCAAGCCCTGTGCTGATGGAGTTGTTGGGTTGGTTGACAACCGCCGCCAAAGGCGTGGTAACTACTGCTGAAGAGAAGATTGCAGACGTCAACTCCAATATGCCTGTGGGAACCACCCAAGCCCTTATCGAGCAAGGTGCGGCAGTGTTCTCCGCTATCCATGCCCGCATGCATGAGTCTCAAGGCAGGGTTTTAAAGATCCTTAGCCGTATCAATCGTTGGTACTTGGATGATATGCGCAAGGGTGAGATTGTTGAAGACTTGGACATCAGCCGTGAAGACTTTAAGAAAACCACTGATGTAATCCCTGTTTCTGACCCCCACATCTTTTCTGAGACTCAGCGGATGGCGCAGTCGCAGGCGGTGATGGCGATCATGCAACAAAACCCTGACTTGTTTAACCGTCAGGTGGTGATTGAGAGGTTTTTGAAGCAGATCAAGGTTCCCGGCATCAATGAGCTGATGATCTCCGTCCCTGCACCAGAGAGACAAGACGCCGCCAGTGAGAACGTGGCTATGACTATCGGTCAAGCCGCCTTTGCTTATCCTGAGCAAGATCACTTGGCGCACATTCAGACTCACTTTGACTATGCTAAAGATCCATCATTGGGTTCTAACCCCATGATTGCAAATGACTTTTTACCCAAAGTCATGCCTCATATCAAGCAACACTTTGCTTTGTGGTACTTGTCTCGCATGAATCAATATGTTGAGACTGCAACTGGCGGCAAGTTGGGCGAATACGATATGTCAAATGCGGTTGGAAACATTGACAAGCTGTTTGCATTAGCTTCTCAGCACGTCACCATGGACAGCAAAGAGACTTTTGCCAATGTAATGCCTGTGATACAGCAAATGATGCAGACTTTGCAACAGTTCAAGCCAAAACCAGAGATGACTGCCGATGATCAGGTGTTGTTGCAGACTTCTATGGCTGAAACTCAGCGTCGCCAAGCCCGTGATCAGGCTGAAATGCAACTCAAAGACAAGCAAATGGGCATTGACACCCAGATTGCACTTAAAAAGCAGGCTGATGACATGGAAAAAGCCTTGCAAGACATACAACTTCGGTTGGCTATTGCCACTGGAGACAACCAAACTCAGGAGCGCATTGAATCCGCAAGACTTTCTAAAGATGCGGCACAGATGGCAATTGAGAAACCCACCCACCCTAACTTATAGGAGAGAGAAATGGCATCAAACCCATACCACGACGAAGCTGTGCCTATGCACAAACGTATTGCCGCAGGCGAAAAGCTTGATGGCACATCATTAAAGGCTAAGGGCGACTCAGCGCCAGCCAAAAAACAAGGAGGATTGCCCCCACAGAAGAAAAAATGAGCACCGTTGGAGATTTGATTGGTGGGTTGAAGTCTAGGCAGGCTGAAATAGCCACGTCCCTAGCGGCAGGAAATGCTGCGACTTGGGAGATTTACCACCGAATGGTAGGACAGTTTCAGGGCTTGCAAGAAGCTCAGGACATCCTTGACAAACTTTTAAAGGAACCAGATGAAGATGAATGACCCGGTAGCTTTTAACGAAGCTGAATTAGCTTGGACTTTTCCGAGCGTAGACCCCGGCGCACAACCCCTTGGTGGACGCATACTCGTACAGTTGCGCCGCACAAAAAAGAAGGTAACCAGTGCTGGGATTATTTTGGTTGAAGAAACCAAAGAAACCGAGAAATGGCAAAACATGGTGGCAAAGGTAATTGCCATTGGCCCTTTGGCATTCAAGCACCGAGACACGATGGCGGCTTGGCCTGAAGGCTCATGGTGTGAGGTAGGTGAATACATCCGAGTCCCAAAATGGGGCGGTGATCGTTGGGAGGTCAAAGTCCCCGGCGAAGATAACCTAGAAGACCCAGCCCTGTTCATGATCCTGAACGACCATGAAGTTATCGCCAGAGTCACGGGTGATCCCTTGGCTATGAAATCTTATTTGTGAGGTAAAAAATGGCAACAGAGAACGAAGATAAACTAGATATTAAAGTCTCGGAGGAAAAAGATGGATCAGTCATTGTTGATTTGCCTGACAACATCCAAGGCCCTGATTCTGAAGACAAGGACGATGAACCACAGATGGCAGATGGCGGTCAAGCGGATGATGATGCTGACCACCCTGATGACACTGAGGCTATTCGTGCTGTTCGGCGCAATCGACGCCGAGCCAAAAAAGAATACATTAAGCAAACCAATGCCGAAAAAGATGCCAAATTAACCCTATTGGAACGCCAAAACAGGGAATTAATGGAGCGTTTGTCGGTGGTGGAGCGCAAAACCCACAGTTCTGACCTTGCTAGATTGGATAAAGCTATTGAGGAAGAAGAACTTCGCCTGCAATACGCCAAGATGAAGCTATCCGAAGCCACCAATGCTGGTGACGGTGAAGCTATGACCAAAGCACAGGAAATGTGGTACGACAGCCGCCGCAAGGTGGAATCCATGCGTGGATTCAAGGAAAAAGCTGTTTCACAGACTGCCAATGAGCCTTTACAGCAAAACCCACGGGTGGCTCAATACGCCAACCAATGGATGGAAAAGAACTCTTGGTATGACCCAAGCGGCTCTGATGAAGATAGTCAGATCGCCAAGGTCATTGACAACAAATTAAATGCCGAAGGGTGGGATCCAGCTACTCAAGATTACTGGCAGGAGCTAGATCGCCGCTTGCAAAAGCGCATCTCCCATCGTTATACTGATGACTATGACGAGAGACCGACTCGTAGACCAAGGAGCGTTGTGACTAGTTCAGGGCGTGAATCATTTTCAAGTAATGGGGCGAGAAACACTTATGTTCTGACGCCAGAACAAGTGCGAGCCATGAAAGATGCGGGTTTCTGGGATGACTCAGAAAAGCGCAACAAGATGATCAAGCGTTATGCACAAGAAGCACGACTTAACCAAGGATATAGGAGCTAATTATGGTCGATACACGTTTAAAAAAATCCCTTTCTGCTGGTGGTCGTGAGACAAGATCTTCACAAGATTTGACACGCGAAGCGCCACAGGAAAAGTTCATGTCAGCACAGGAACGTCGCAAGATGTGGAGTGATGAGTGGACGCAATCAGCGTTGCCAAAAGTTCCCGAAATAGCGGGTTGGCACCTTTGTTGGCTATCAACAACCAACGCATACGACACCATTGATAAGCGTATTCGACTGGGTTACGTTCCTGTTACGGCAGATGAGTTACCCGGATTCGACAACTACCGAGTCAAAGCTGGCGAGCACGTTGGACAAATCTCATGCAATGAGATGCTCCTGTTCAAATTACCTATGGATGTCTACCAAGACGTCATGACCCAATTGCATTTTGAAGCTCCGCGAGATGAAGCTGAGAAGATCAAAGTACAGTTGGAAAACCTGCAAGGGCAGAGGGATTCCAGTGGCAAATCTTTAGTGAGAGTTGAAGGTGAAGGCTTAGGCAATATTGACAGACAGCACACCAACAATGCCCCCGTATTCGAGGGTTAACTAAAGGAGTTTATATGAGTGCAATCTCTGCTCCGTTCGGTATGCGCCCTGCGTTCCATCCCTCTGGTCTGGATCGCGCACAGGCGCTTGCTAACGGTATCGCTAGTGCTTACAACACTGACATTTTAAAAGGTCAGCCTGTTAAGTACGACACCACTGGTGTCATCGTTGTCGCCGCCGCGGGTGATGCGTTCGTCGGAGCCTTTGATGGCGTCGAATGGACTGACACCACTGGTCGTCGTCGTGTTTCTAACTACTGGCCTGCAAACACCTCTTTCCAAACAGGTACTTGCGTTGCTTATTTTTATAACGACCCCAATATCGTTTATGAAATCCAAGCTGATGGCTCTTTGGCACAAAACTCCATCGGTGATGAGGCTGACCTCAGCAACACCACTGCTGGTTCTAACGTTACTGGCTTGTCACAAGCAACTTTGAGCAACTCGCTCAAGGGCGCAAATGGTCAAGGTCAGATGCGTATTGTGGATCTGGCTCCGTACCCCGGCAACGCTTGGGGTGATTCTTACACCATTGTTCGCGCTACTGTAGCTAAGCATCAATTTGCTCAGATCTACACTGCCGCCAACACTGCGGCTTTCCCCGTAGCTTTATAAGGAGGACTGAATTATGGCAGCCCCAATGCGCAGTACGGACTTTAGAAGTATTGTTGAACCAATTCTCAATGAATGCTTCGATGGAGTCTATGATCAACGTGCCGACGAATGGTCACGAGTTTTCCGTGAACAAGAAGGTATTCCCCGTAACTACCACGAAGAACCAGTCCTGTATGGATTTGGTGCCGC